TGCTCAACGACGCCTACTACGAGCTGACCGGGGTGAACCTGCGCTGTCTGGTCAAGCACCTGGAATTGGTGCCCGAGAACAAGCTGCAGACGGCGACCACGCTGTGCAGCGAGGTCGACTACGTCGGGGTCACCAAGTGGCACCAGCGCGTGACCTTTTACCAGTCCTTCGACCCGGGCGCGACCTACGCCACGCTGAACGCGGCCTATCAGGCCTGGGTCACCAGCGCCCAGCCGGCGCAGTTCAAGGCGCGCCCCCATTCGTCCCAGGTCGCCAGCGCGACGAACCCGGTTATTTCGGGCCTGGTCATCCCGATGCCCTTCGAGCTGCTGATCGGCGACGCCGGGGTGCTCTCCGAGGTCGTCATCGACTGGAACATGACGGCACCGCCCACCGTCGACCTGGGGTCGGTCGCCGCCACCGGCGCCACCGCCGGCGTCCCCGGCTATTTCACGCCGCTCGGCTGCGTCACGCCGGCGAACCTGGCCGCGCTGACCGCCGGCGTCACGGCCTCGCCGGCGGCGAACTGGACGGCCGGCCAGTACGTCATCACGGCCGACCATATCGGCGCCAACTGGAACGGCACGGCCTGGGTCGCCGGCGTTCACCCCTAAACCGTCCAGAATCGCCCAGGAGGTCACGAAACGAAAGGGCTGGCACCAATGGACCAGGAACCGAACACGCAAAACGCCGCGCCGGTCGTCGACCTCGACGAACCGCTGCCGACGCTGGTCACCGTGACCCAGGAATTCAGCGCTCGACTGCCGACCCAGCGCGTCATCGACACCATGGCGCGCGCCGAACCCGGCGTGAATTTCGCCGACCTGGCGCAGAGTCAGCCGTTCCGAATCGTGGCGTTTCGTGCGCTGCTGCGCGATTTCCCCGGCCGCGACCCCACGTCGCTGTGGATGCACTCCTACGACGTCGAATGTCAGGTCGTCGAGGCAAACCCTACGAACGGGAGGTCGCCGACGCCCGCGCCCGGTTCTGCCATTACTGGAACCTGAAACCCTGGGAAATGGACGAACTGACCGATTCGGATTTCGCCGCCATGCTGCGGCTGATGACGGCCGAAGCGCGCGAAATCGAGCGCGTCAAGGCGGCGACCGCCCGCGCCGCTAGAAGGTAGGGACCATGGCCGGCCCATCGGTCATGGTGCGCGTTCTCGGCGACGTCAGCGGTCTCGGCCAGGCGTTCACCGGCGGCGCCACGAAGGCGGAAGGGGCGGCGACGAAGATTCACGCCGCCTTCTCGACCGTGCTGGGCCAACTGAACCAGACCGGCGTGCTGGGACCGTTCGGCCAAATGCTCGAACAGGCGAACAGCTCACTCGAACAGCTGAGCGGCCACGGAAAAGAGGCGTCGACCGTGCTGCTGGGCATGGGCGGCACCGCGCTGACCGCCGGCCTGGCGCTGCAGCAGGCCGGCAGTAAGGACCAGGCGGCGCACCAGCAGCTGCAGGCGGCCGTCGCCGCCACCGGGAAGCAGTATTCGACCTACGCCGGCCAGGTCGAGGAGGCCATAAAGCACCAGGCGAAGTTCGGCAACGACGCCGTCGAGACGCAGAACGCGCTGCAGAAGCTGACCCAGGCGACGCACAACCCGGCCGAAGCGCTCAAGCTCTTGAGCACGGCGACCGACCTGGCCGCGGCGAAACACGAAAGCCTGACCGAGGCGGCGACCCAGTTGGGCAAGGTCTACAACGGCAACGCGAAATTGCTGAAGGAATACGGCATCGTCGTCGACAAGCACACGCATCTCACGGCGCAGGGCCAGACGGCCACCGAGGCCCTGGCCAAGGTGCTGGCCGGCCAGGCCTCCGCGTCGGCCAATACCTTCAGCGGCCACGTCAAGGCGATACGGACCGAAATGGAGAACGGCGTCGCCACGATGGGCCAGCGCTACGGCCCGGACCTGACCAAAGTAGGCGCCGCGCTGTCTGGCGTCGGCGCCATTATGAAGGTCGTCCAGGGCGCGACGCAGCTGTTCAAAACGACCCAGGAGGCATCGACGGCGGCGACGGAGGCGGCGACCGTCGCCGAAGATGGGCTGAACGCGTCGCTGCTGGCGAACCCGCTGGTTCTGATCGTCGCCGCCATCGTCGCCGTTATCGCCATCATCGTTATTTTGGTCATGCGGGTAAAGGTCGTGCGCGACGCGTTCAAGGACCTTTGGGCGTTCAGCGTGTCGGCGTTCAAGGACATTTGGAACGCCATAAAGACGGCGTTCGATTTCGTCGTCGACCACGCCAAGGACGTCGTGGCCGCCCTGCTGCTGCTGCTGGGACCGCCCGGCTGGATCATCGCGGCGTTCGTGCTGTTTCACAAACAGATAATCGACTTCTTCACCAAGCTGCCGGGCGAGATCGTGTCCGCCATCGGCGACGTCGGCAAACTGCTGACCCAGATCGGCGAGGACATCTTGAACGGCCTGTGGGCCGGCATCCAGTGGGTCTGGAACAACGTCGTCCTGGGCTGGTACCTGGGCCTGGGCAAGCTGATCGTCAACACCATCGGCGACCTGACCAAGGTGCTCGAGCAGGCGGGCAAGGACCTCTTGGGCGGCCTGTGGGCCGGCATCCAGTGGGTCTGGAACAACGAGATCGCCGGGTGGATCGCGATAGGCAACTGGATCTCGGGCGCCGTGGGCGACCTGGGCAGCGCCCTGGTGTCGGCCGGCAAGGCCCTCATCGGTGGCCTGTGGAACGGGATGAAGACGGCGTGGAACGACGTCACCGGCTGGATCGGCGGTCTCGCCGCCCAGATCTCGAACCTGACCGGCGGCATGTTCAACGGCATCACCAACGCGTTTATCGGCGCGCTGAACCTGCTGATCGACGCCTGGGACGGGTTGCATTTCAAACTGCCCGATATCAATTTCGGCCCGATTCACATATCAGGGCCGGATATCGGCGTGCCGAACATTCCCCATATCCCCAAGGTCGACACCGGCGGCTACGTCGCCGCCACCGGCCTGGCGATCATTCACCGCGGCGAGACCGTCATCCCGCCTGGGAAGAACAGCGGGCCGGCGGTCCACATCGAGCACGCCCATTTCGGCAGCGACCTCGACGTCGACGGATTTATGAAGCGCGTCGCCTGGCATACCCGACAGGCGGCGGCGATATGACGGCCGGCACGTTCGCGGCGCCGCCGACCCAGAACCCCGGCTACCCGCCGGCCGTGCGCACGGCCTGGCTCGACCTCGACGGCACCGGCTCGACCGTCGTCGCGATCGAGGATTATGGCCGCGGGTATTTCTGCTCGAATCTGGACCTGGGCGCGCCGGCCGTGCGCGCCGTCGTGTCGAACCGGCCCGACCAGGACGGCGAAATCGACCTGACGCAGTACCTGGCCGGCCGCGTCGTCACCATCAACGTCGAGGCCTACCACGGCGCCGGCGCCCTTATGGACACCGTGCCAGCGCTGTTCGCGAAATTCATGGTGCCCAGCGCGCGCCCGGTCCTGCACTACGTCCTGAACCGACCCGGCAACCCTGAACGCACGCTGGGCCTGCGGGCGTCGGCCTATAGCTGGCCGCTGGCCGGCCCTGAACTGGTGGCGCTGCAGCTGCAGTTCGAGGCGGCCGACCCGATCTGTCGGGACCCCAACACGAAAACGACAACGGCCTGGGCCGGCACGCTGGGCGCCGGCCGCCTTTACAACCTGACATTTCCGCGTGTCTACCCCACCGGCGGTGGGTCGCCGTCGAACGGCGTTATTTCGACACACGGCGACGTCGCCGTGAAACCGAAAATAAGCATTTACGGGCCGGTCACCCAGCCGCAGCTGACGATCACGCTGCAGAACGCCGGCACCGTTTTTATGCTGGCGTTCGTCGCCGGGTTTCGCATCGACGCCAGCCACCGCGTCGACCTCGACTGTGCCGCGCACACGGCCTATTACGACGGCGACCCGACGCAAGGCGTGCTGTCGTCGCTCGACTGGCGCTATTTCAACCTGGCCGGCTACGCGCCCGGCTGGCCGGTCATTCCGCCGGCGCCCGAGTCGGCCGTTATGGCGCTCAGCGGCCAGTCGACCTCGAATATCACCCAGGCCGTCGCGACGTGGCAGGACGGTTACCTGACATGACGACCGCCGTGCTCGAGCGCGACACCCCGACGCCGGCCGCCGCGCCTGGGACCTACCCGGTGCCACCTGGGCGCGGCCGCTGGCGCCTGACGCTGCACCAGCGCACCTACACCGACACGCTGCCGGCGACGTCGGTCATCGCGGAACTGGCGCTCGCCCGGTCGCGCAAACTGGTGCAGGCCTGGTGCACGCCGGCGACGCTGACCTTTACCCTCGACGGCCTGGCGCCGGCAGCGAAATACGTGCAGGAACTGACGACCGAGGTCGTCGCCTGGCGCTGGGACGACACGGCCGGCGTCGACGTGCCCATGTTCCGCGGGCCGGTCGTCGCCAGCGAGGACGATATCGACGAACAGAGCCACGTCGTGACGTTCACCTGCACCGATTACCTGGCGTCGCTGGCGCGGCGCATTTTCACGACGGTCACCGCGTCGGCGTCGCCGCTTTACGACCAGGACGTGCAGGCGTCGGTCCTCGTGCAGACGGCGCTGACGGCAGCGCCGTCTGCCGGCACGCCGGCGTTTACGCCTGGCTGTTATTTACCGTTCGGAACGGCGACCGGCGCGGCCGGCGGCGTTGGCAGCGTCGTCCCCGTAAACGGTGATGGGTCGCTGCGGACGGTCCTCTCCGGCGCTGGTCGCAGCGTCACCTTCCAGGGGAACGCCGTCTGCCTGACCATGCTCGACAACCTGGCGAAACTGGCCGGCGGTTTCGATTACGACGTCGCGCCGTTTAGCGCGTTGTGCAGCGCGAACGCGGCCGGCACGACCGACGCCCTGCGCATTTTCTACCCGTCCCAGGGCGTCGTGCGCTCGACGCCGACGCTCTATTTCCCCGGCAACGTGTCCGTCCTCACACGCAGCGTCACGTCGGCCGATTATGCGAACTATTGGCGCAGCCTGGGCAACAATCAGAACGCGGCGCAGAACGCGGCGCAGGTCTACGGCGAGGCCTGGACGAACGACGCGATCGCCGGCCAGGCCGGCGCGGTCGGCCTGTGGATGAGCGGCGGCCAGGGGAACGCGGACCAAACGACATTGGCGAACCTGCAGGCGGCGGCGCGGGGTTCGCTGAACGTCTATTCCGTGCTGATCCCCAGCTACACCCTGACCCTGCGGCCCGGTTTCTATTACGCCGGCGCGTTCAACATGGGCGACACCCTGCCCCTTGTCATTCAGTCAGGCCGCCTGCAGGTCGCCAGCATCCCGCCCCAGGGCGGCCTGCGCGTCATGGGGATCACCTACGAACCCGGCGACGACGGAACCGAAACCGTCACGGTCACCGTTGGCCGCTCCGAGACCGACCTGGCCGACCTGATCGGCGCCCAGGCGGCCGACATTCGAGCACTCGCACGGAGGTAAGCACACATGACCCGATACGCCCCCCTCTGGCAGCAGGCCGGCAGCTACCCGGCCAGTCTCGACCGTCAGCTGCTGGCGACAATCTGGCCGAATGGCGGCGCCACTGGTGGCGTGGTAACGGCCGTCGCGAACACCATGACCCTGTCGGTTGCGCCCGGTACGGTCGCCGTACCGCTGCAGAGCGGCCAGGGCGCCGCCCTGTGTCGCTGGGACGCGGCCGAAATCGTCACCATCGCCGCGGCGCCGCCCAGCGGCCAGTCGCGCATCGACCTGATCGTCGTCCAGGTGCGCGACAACACCCTGGACAGCGGCGGCAACAACGATTTTATCGTCACGGCCGTCACCGGCACGCCGGCCACCACCGGCGCCCAGGTCGCGCCGGCCGTCCCGGCGAACGCCTACGCCCTGGCCCAGGTCCTGGTCGGCCCTTCTATCGCCAACCTGAACACGGCGACGATCACCGACCTGCGCACCGGGCCGCTGGCGGCGGGCAACCGCCGCGTCAAGGCTTACGCCACGGCCAACCAGTCCGTACCGGCAGCCACCCAGACGACCGTCACCTACGCGGCGACCGAATACA